GATCATCGGCTTGCGGGCGCGGGTCGCCCCGCCATTCCGCGCGACACGCAGCCGTGCGATTGGCCATAAAACCGGCAATCCCACCCGGAAACGGCAGGCTGCCCGCCTCGATCTCTTCCTCAAGCCAGGCCTCAAAGATGGGCTGACAAAACGGCGCCATGATGTTGTGCCGCCGGGCCTTCGTGATCGCGAAAATCTCTGTCGTCGCCGCTTGCAGCGAAGAATAGGTGGCACCCACGTTGTCTCCCGTGGCACTTTCATAGGTCAGCCCAAGGCAGCGCGCGAGTTCCCGAAGCAGATGCATGGCGAAGGCCGCGTAATCCGACGATGGATGGTTCGAAGTGTGGAACGTCAGCTCCTGTCCCGGGAAGAGATGAGCCAGGCGGCCATTGATACCCACATCCAGCGTGCTGCCGTCGTAATAGCCTGCGACCATTTCGATATAGGCCTCCATCGGCGAGATACCCTGCGCCAGCATCTGCGCCTGTTCCTGTGGCGTCAGCAGGCCCTGCAACACCTGTTCCGTCGGCTCGTCGGAGGTGATCGTCACTGCAAACAAGGTCTGCACGATCGCCGCCATCAGCGTGGCATCGGCCAGCTGGTCGAACTGCCGGGCCACCTGCAGCGCGGGAACCAGAGGCGAGATGCCTCGATGTGTACCAGGCGCGCCTTCGAAGATATGGATCACCCGTGGGCGGCCCGCCCGGTCGCGGGCGCGCACATCGTATTCCACGTCATGGCGAAACAGGTCCTTGCGAATGGCGCGATAGCCCACGGGCATGCCGTCGGCATCCGTATAAACCCCGTTGATCAGCCGCCTCATGCTTTCCGTTTTGCGCGAAAGCCGCTGCGGCGGCAGCAGTCGCACCTTGGTGCCGTAGCGGTTCCAGGGCCGCTTGCGCCAGGGCAGCTCTGCGAGGATCTCGCCCGTCACAAGCCAGGATCGAAACGCCGCCGCCTGCATCTGGCCGAATGTCCGCAAACCCTGAATGTCGCATTCCTGCGCGTTACGCGCCCAAAGCTCGAACCGGCGCTCCACCGTTTTCGCCCAGTCCGAGGCCTCAGCTGGCGTCATCCCAAAAGTCTCGTTCTCCGGCAGCGCCTTCAGCTGCAGACCCGTGCCCACGGTGTTGGCGACGCATTGCTCCATTGCCCCGGCCAGCCAGCCGCTGTTGTGCAGGAGATCACCTACCCGCGCGGCCGCATCATCCCAGGCCTCGCCAATATCATCCTGGCTTTCCCGCAGCGCCGGTTTCCAGCCAGCAAAGGTGACACCGCGCCCGCCGCGCATGTATTTGCCCGAGGGCTTGGGGAGGGTCATCCCCTCAGACCCCACTGTCGGAGGCAGCGCCTCGGCCAGCAGATCTTTGAGCTTTGAGATCACGGTCATGTTCGTTACCTGTTCAACCGGCTGCCCTGGCGTGCAAATCGCCCGCGCAGCGCGCCGCTGCCGCCACGGATCTGGGAGGAGCGTGATGTCGGCAGCGGCGCCCCGTGTGGGTCTGGCTCCGGTGCGGCCACCATTGACGGGTCATGCCCGTCGGGCACCGCCGCCTCAATGGACAGCTTGCGCTCCACACCTTCGGGGATCCGCTGCACGTTCAGCGTGTAGCCGATGGCAGCGCAGAGTGCCTCACAGTCCAGAAAGTGGTTGTTGCGCGAACGTTTGACCCAGACCGGCTTGCCCTGCACCACAATCCGGGCCTCCGAGGTCAGCTGCTTGCAGTAATCCTCCGAGACGGCTTCATGAACATGAAACGCCCCCGGCTGATCGGCGGGCGTGCGGATGCGCGACATCACCAGCGATTTGAAGAAATCCGTCGACAGCGTCACCAGATCGATCGAGTAAAGCGCGCGTTTGCCGTCCGGCTTCACCTCGATCTTGGACACCCTGTAGGGCGGGTTTTGCTGATCCCGGCCCTTTGTGGGCGAACAGAGCCAGCTGTAGCGTCGACAAAACTCATAGACCTTGTGCTCGTTGCCCAGTTCCGGCTTGTCGGGCCGAAAGCCGCTGTCGACAAACACTTTCTCGATCTGCATGCCGCTCACCGGCGTCAGCATCAAGTCCGCCAGTGCTGACCAGACGTCGTCATCCTCGGTGGGTCCGTAAAGCTGGCCAAACTCCACGAGCCAGGACGTCCCGCGCGCGCCAAAGGCCCGGATCACATAGACCAGGCTGAACTTCTGGACGTCGACGCCCATGACGAGACGCAGCCCGCCTGCGGGAACATCCCCCGCCCGATACGGCTGGCGCCGCTCCATGATTTCCTGCCAGTCCGGCACATCGCCCGAAGCGGTCATGGCGTAGCATTCTCCAAAGCCCGCGTTCATCGCGGTCTGGATCCGGCCATGGTCGCCCGATTGCAGCGCCGTCAGGTACGTCTCCGCCCGCTGGCCCCAGGTGACGAAGGGCGAGCACAACCCCGAGGTCCACATCGACAGCGTCGAGCTGTCCGCTGGCGCGCCAGTGACATGCGGCGCGTCGTCCTTCAGCGTTACCGTTTGTCCAGGTGCCACCATCGCGCCGCGGGCGTTCATCCAAACCTTGTCAGCCTCGCCATGCTGACCCCCGCAGCGCGGGCATTCCAGCGTTGCGGCCTGCTTGGCCTGCGACGGTGTCGCGCGCTCGGGCCAGCGCAGCTGCTTGAACCGCGGGATGAAGAAGTCCAAGCAATGCTTGCAGGGCCAGGCCCAATGGTGCCGCGTGCCCTCTTGCCACAGTTTCCAGATCGGGCTCTCAACATCATCCGGTGCCGAGCGTGCCCAGAACTCCAGACCGCTGCCCTCATCCGGTTCGATTTCCACGAGGCCTCGCGCCGGTGTGCTGGTGATGGCCGTGACAAAATCCGCATAGGTCTCCCCCCGCGCCTCCACCAGGCCCAGAACATCGCCCTGGCCTTTCACATTGGCCATCATCTCGTCGTATTCGTCGATCAGCGCGAGCGCGGCAGGATCGGATTTCAGCGCCGTCGAGGACCCCGCATGCGCGAGACGCAGCCGCACGCCAGCCACATGCTTCAGCGTCTTCTTCATCCGCCGGCCGCGCACCACCTTATTCGCAAGCGTGTCGGCCTCATCCAGCAGCGCCATCAGCCGCGGCTCAAACTGATCGGTCAGAAACTCCTTCGTCGGGCCGACGTACAAGATTGGCGCGGGACGTTGATCCAACCGCGCACCGATGATGTCGAGCATGCTGTCGGTCTTGCCCGATTGCGCCGAGGTCACCGCCACAACCCGGCGATGGCCGCCGCGATGCACAGCCGCCGACCACGGGATCATGTACGGCGTCAGCTTTGGGTCACGCGGACCGGGAATACCGGCGGTTTCGGGATAGATGCGGTGGGCCGCGGCCCAGGCCGCCGGATCACGCTTCTCGCTCGGCCTCCAGATCGCCGCTGCCAGCGACCAAAGCTGTACTCGCTTTTTCTGCGGCCCCTGCAATCCGTTCCAGCGCGCCATCGATTACCTCTTCGAGCGCGCGCCGCGCCTCCATGTCGCGCGTATACCGCGCAGCAAGCCCCGCAAGCTCCGCCCGCACCAGCGCCGCCATCTCGCCCACCACGGCCTTGGCATCCTCCATCGGGATTAACTCCCGGCTGCGTTCCTGAATCCTGAGTTCAATCTCACGCGTGCGCGCTTCCGTGGCCCGGCTTGCCACCGCAGCCTTGTTGTTCTTTGTGAGCTGGTCTTCGTAATAGGCCAGCGCCCCGCGGATGACACCCACCAGCGTGTATTCCCCGCGCGTCGCCCGATCCATGTAGCCGGATGTGACGAGCCCCTGGACCCAGCGGTCAGAGCGGCCCAACAGGGCTGCGGCCTGCGCCACAGTGATGGTCTGGCCGCGGGGTCTGCCGTCCGTCATCGGTCACAGCCTCCAGCGGTCGAAAAGACGGCGCAGGACGTACCCACGGATCAGCGATACGGCTGTGAATACGAGGCCTAACCCAAGGTTCTCGACCACGCCGACTTGCAGGCCGTAGATCGGAAACACCGCAAACTGCGTAGCAACCGCCAGCACATACCCCACCACTGTGTTGGTCACAGCCTCGATCAGGGACCCGCGTCTTGATTGCGCCATCCGCCCCTCATAAAGCCATGTAATTGCTACGATTATACTGGATATGGCGTCCGAGTAGAGCGAACCTGATTGCACCGACCGACGCACCCGAGGAGCCCGCACATGATCATCGCAGAACGCTACAACGCCGAGGCCAAGCGTCTCCTGCCCCACATAGCAGCTGACCTCGCGGTCGACCCGAGCATCACCACCACAAACGAGATCGACGACATCGTGTTTCGCCGCAGCGAATACCTCGGCGGGATGGCCTGCGCGATCCTCGCCCTGATCGAACAGCAACCCTGAAAGGCCACACCATGACCGCCACCACTACGATCCGCATCGACCACGCTGCCTTGCCCGATCAGTTCGACCACTCCCGCCCTAACGCCGTGGCCGCTGCCATTGAGACCGCATTGCGCGAGGACGGGATCACCGCCGCAGCCTCGGACGTGATCTCGCATCTGAAGATCGAACTGCCCACCAGCCAGCTGGCAGCAGCCTGTGCCACGCTGGCTGACCTGCAGCTGATCTGAGGGAGAGCATTTTGAGCACACGTGCACAGATCGCTATCCAGACCGGGCCCGAAGAATGGGCCCATGTCTACGTTCATTTCGACGGTTATCCCGCCCACATGCTGCCCGCGCTGGCGCGCTGGACGCCCAAGGACATCCTCGCCGCAAAGGAAATCCGGCAGGTCAGCGCCGATGCGCTGGACTGTTTCGACCCGCCCCGCGCCCCGCGCGTCCTGCCACGGCGGACTTGCGAGCTTTGCCATCTCTATGTCTGGCAGGATGGCGCATGGGTGGACGCGACCAACCGCTCCGAATGATCAGAAAGCAATATTATGGCTCTGATTTTGCTACGTTAATTAGCTCCAAAGAGCGAATGTGGTGGCAGGAAAACAACGCAACTCACCACGGAGCGACTACCATGACACGCCTGAACCCGATCACCACACCCCGCCACCAGCTGCGCGCCGAGAAGGCGCGACGCAACCGCGAAGCCGCCTTGAACGCCTTCCTCGGCAAGAAAGCCGAGATCGACCAGATGCTCGCCCGCCTGCAAACACTCAGCGCAGACCACTTCAACAGCCATTCCGACGAGATCAACTGGGGCGACGTCGGCACCCTCGAGCATTATGCCAGCCTGCTGAAGCGCATCACGGACAGCGCCTTTGGCGAAGGCGAGCACGCGGAGTGAACAAAAGCCTCCCGAACGCAGCCCGCCAACTGGCGGGCTTGGCGTCGTAGTAGGGCGAGCATCCTGCGTTGCCCCGATGACGGAAACGACGCGCATGTTCCTGATCTTTGATGCCAACGGATCCCGGACCCAGATCTGGGCTTGCTGCGAAGACTATGGCCACGAGCCAGTCTGGGAATTCCACGTCCACGGCACCACCCGCTCAGGCGATCCTCGCATCTGCCCTTCGCTCGCAATGGCCTGCGAAATCGCTGGAGCTGACCCCCGGCCGATCCTGAACACCGCACCGTTTCTGTCGCAGGAGAAAGGTAAACCTCCGATGACCCAACTTTCCGACACCCAAGCCCTGATCCTCAGCGCCGCAGCACAACGGCCTGATCACATCGCCCTGCCGCTGCCCGACAGCCTGCGCGGTGGGGCCGCCGCCAAGGTGGTCAGCACTATGATCGCCAAAGGGCTGAT